CCTGTAGTTGCAGAACTTGGTCTTGATGTTCCTGAATTAGAAGAATTTATTGCCGCAAAAACTGAATTTAAATCTGTTCTTACAGCAGGGAAACTCGCATTAGAAATTGTAAAATCTGTTGCCTGTGCCATATTAATTTATACTCCTTTTAAAATCCTTTTGCAATAAAATCGAAAGTTTTTGAAACTCCAGAATTTGAACTATTGAAAAAAGCTACATCAAAACCATTTATTGTTTTATTAGTAACAGTAAAATAATCTCCTGTTGCCATTCCTTGTCCTGTAATTCCAACTGCATAATTACCACTTTTAAATGGGTTTGTAAATGTGATTGATTTAGTTCCTGTACCAGAAACAATATCGTTTCCACTAAATATTCTATCTTGCATATCTATCGTAACTGTAACTTCTGAAACCACTGGAGTTGATGCACCATCTCTCGAAATTAAAACTACTCTAAATTTAAAATACCTTGCAGTATATTCGCCGATAACAAATGTTCTAAAATCTGTAAATGTACTATTATCATCAGAAGTTGCTATCTCAATATGAGCATTACAATTCGCTGGTGTATCTCCATCAAAGTTTGAACTAGCAGAATCAAAATTACCACTCCTATTATCAAATAAATCATCTGGATTATCTGATGTTTGTGTAAGTGATGCAGTAATTCTAGCAGTATGTTTAGCACCAATATCAATAACATTTGCAAACTCATAATTACCAGTAGATTGAAAGTCTGCATTTGCTACACCAGAATCAAAGAATCTTGTTGTTTCATCATCAAAGTTTCCACTAGCACTATCAAATAATTCTGATGAATCTAATTCTATCGCATTATCTGTAATAACAGTATTTGTTAAAGTTCCAGAAAACGATGGGTGTTCAGATTGGGTTGTTACTGCGTTAAAATTTAAAGCACTTGTAACATTAGAAATAATTGCAGTTGCATTAGAACTAAAGTTGCCTAATTTATCTACTGCTTTTATCAAATAAGTTCCAGTTCTAGCTGGTACAGAAATAGATGTTGCTGGACGTGATACTTTTTCAACTAATGCTACCGAGTTTTGCCAATCAGCAGTGCCATCTGTTTTTTCACTAAATCTTAAATTATAAAAAGCAAGATCAAGATCACTTATTTGTTCCCAACCTAAATGTGCTTCTTGTCCTATAATATTACATGAAAAATCAGTGACATCAGATGGTGGTGCAATAGCACCAATAATAGTTCTTTGTGCAGATACATAAGTCGATGATATTCCTAATGTATTTACAGCTTTTACCCTTACATCATAAGTAGATTGGTCTATTACGTTTAAAACTCTGTGATTTAATCCTGACCCTTGTGCATAAATAATAAAATCTGAATCTGTGCTTAATTTATATTCTACTTGGTAAAAATCTATAAATGAGTCTGGAGAAGCACCAATACTAATGTCTAGTGCTACAATTACAGTTCCATCATTGTATTCAATAAGTTGGTCAGATAGTGTTACACTAGCTGGTGGTTGAATAGCAAATGGATTTGGTAAATTTGTTGATGGTGTAGAACTTACTTCTGATTTACTTGCCCATGTATAGTGACTTGCTTGATATTCAACAAGAGATAATCCTATGGTAAAATCTTCATTGAATGTTAAACCCATAACTCTAAATGCTTTTGCAGAAAAACCTAATGAACTATGTGTTATATTTACAATATCTCCTATTGCTAAATCATAAGCATCAAAACTTACATTTAATCCAAGTGTCATAGCTTCACGACTACGCCTTAATATAACTTCAGCCATCTCCTCAGCTTGGTATGGCGATGTGAGTGTCTTAAACGAAAATCTTCCCTCTAGCAAAAACCCCCCATCTGCTGTTTTCATAGTTGCGTGTTGATCTGCACTTGCTAGTCCTGAGTCATCTATTGGTGGAAACTGCACTTCATCGACTTGGAAGTTTCTAGCTGGATTTACAAAACCAACTATAACTCTGTTATATCTTTCATTTTTTGTTGGAATAGATAAATTATATCCACCTATTATATCATCTTCTGTAAGTGTAATTGATGCACTTCCAGTTGTTTCTATAATTAATCTGTATTTACCACCAGTGTATGGAAGATAACCTCTACAACCTTTCAATAGTTCTCGAACATTATCTATAATTTTTTGCGATGTATCTATAACTGCGTTTGTATCAAATATGTTTATATCACTTGCACCAGAATATGGTGTTACTTGTGTTACGCAAACTTGTGAAGCATCATAAAAAGATTGTAAGTCTATTTCAGATGTTGCAATACCTTTGCCATATCTTTCATTTCTTAAATAATCTAAAATACAAAAAGCTGGATTTGTAGAAAATGATGCAGTTTGTTCTGACAAGTTTGATGCAAGTGTAACAACTTTTTTACCTTTTATCTTTGCTTGAACTTTTGGTATTCCAGTAAATGCGTCTTGATTCCATTTGAACCTTAAAGCTAAATAACATAATCCTCTTAATCTGTGATTACTTCCCCATGATGATAGTGTTGATAATAAACTAGAAGCTGATTGTCCATCTGTTCCAAAGAAAGGTTGTATTCTAATTAGACTTTCACTATTTTTGTAAAAATTACTATCTCCACTTCCAACTTCAACTTCTGTACCATCTGATAGTGAAGATGCAAATGTTACTGCTTTATCATCGACTCTTACTTCTTCTATTGAATTAATCTCTCCCTCTGCCATAACAATAGCCATGTACAAATATGTATTATCTGTGCCTGAGGTTTCCATAAAGACTCTAGTGCCGCCAACCAGTCTTTCCCCATAAATAATCGGCACGTTAGCATCATTA